GCGTCAGCCACAAAGGCATCAATGTCGCGCACAACGCCGGAAGGCGAGAGGCTGCGAAGCATATCCGACACGCTGCGGCCAAGGCGATAGTTGGCCAGCGTAATCGACGATCTCGTTGTCGAATAGGCCGTCGGTGTGACGCTGGTGTTCTCCGCAGTCGAAGCGAGAGCAGAAGCCCCGCTGTCGATGAAGTCCATCTTGATCACATTCGAGCCGCCATAGGTGGCGTCGCCTGCGTAGGTGATGGCGGGATGACGAGCGAAGCCCGAGACGCGGTTTGCAAGCTGCAAGCCGATCTCCTTGGCGATGATCTCTGAAACGACAAACGGCGAGCCGTCCGAAACAAGGTTCTGACCCATTCTAGGATCCTCCGATACATGGTGAGTGGTTGCCGGTGGATCGCTGTTTTACGCCTGCGCGGGCGACGGCTTGATCTGACTGTACCCCGCGCCTCTACTTTTTGATGTATTGACGGCGGATCGCGTCGCGGTGCTCTGCGTATTCTTCAGCGGTCATGGATGCGATCTTGCCGCGAGAGTATCCCGGCGTAGCCGCGCCCGTTGGGATCGCGCCCTTGTTCGTGTCGGGCATTGGGGCAGCGGTAGGGGGCGCTGGTTCTGATGCGGGCTTCTTGAAGTAGGGCGCCAAGTATTGCGGCACCTCTGCGCCCTCTGCCCTCATGCCGTCCAGCCATTCATTCAATGGCGGGCGGCTGTCTGCGTCCTGCCGGTTGTATGACCACATAGCCAGATCCCGCGCTTCCTGATCCAGCAGGCCCGCGCCCATTAGGGATCGCTCCTGCGTCCAGGCTTGCCGCTCTGACTCTAGCGTGGCGTTCACCTGCTCAAGCTGTGTGAACAAAGCATCCGCCGCGCCCGCCTGCTTTTCTACTGCGGCAAGCTGTGCCGTGAGATCGGCTACCTTGGCCTGATATTCTTTGCGCTGTTCATTGACGGTCACAAACCGGTCATAAGGCACGGCGTTAGACGCCTGCCCTTCTTTCTCTTCGTCTGCCATTATTGCTCCTGCTGTTCCTCACGTTCAATCGATGCGGGCTCAAACCCGCGCCCCACGTCGCCCATGATACGATCGGCGGCGTCTGGTTCAATGCCGAAGAACTCGACGAGCATCGACACGCCCGACGCCCTCGGCAAGTCTCCGACAGCCACAGCGGACACGATACCCTGCGCCGCTGTAACCTGCGCGCCGTTGAGTGCTGCGGCATCTGCGTCTGTTGGCATAGCCTCGGCCTCTGGTGTCTCTGTCTGTGGCGCTTCTGTTTCTGGCGCGTCCGGTGCCGCGTCAACGTCAACCGCTGCGGGATCCATACCATCAATAGCGGCCAAGGCTGCCGTAGCTTCTGCGGTGCTCGTGCCGGGGTTCAGCTCCTGATAGGCAGCCACCCGCGACATAAGCCCAGCGCCCATGAGCTCCAGCACGTTCTTGCGCTTCTGCTCTAGCTCGGCCAGGGTTTCGGGGATCCCCTGATACTCGACAGCGTAGCCCGTCTCTGGCAGGTTCAGCGGCTCGCCTGTTGAGCATGATCGCGCATAGCCTCATGAGCCCGGTATCTCCGTCGTGCCCGTCGCCCATGAGTTGCGGCTGAACGCGGCGCTGCATCTCGCGCAGGCCCTCGCGGGTAATGCTCAAAGCGTACCCGCTGCGCGGATCGCCCCCTACCCTTTGAAAGTCGGCAGCGGGCACACCAGCGGCAGCGACTAGCCCGCGCTCATACTGCGCGATGGTTGACATCAGATCGCCGGTGTCTGCGCCTGCGTCAAACTGATAGAGGAACGCTTGACCCTCGAAACCATCCGACGTGGTGAGCTGGAGCAGCGAAGCGGGATCGGTGATGATCTCACGGAGGCGCCCGTCTTGCTGTGTGCTCATGCCTGCGGGCTCAAGGCCAACGCTGCAACGCTGCGGCCAAGACGCCGAGCGCATGACGTGGCGCAGGTAGGAATACATGACGCCCAGGCTCATAGTGCCATCGACCAGATCCGATAGGGCGTAAGCGTCAAAGAGGCGCGCCGTCTTCTGTGCATGGTAGAAGCAATACGGCAACACCGCCGCGCCTTCGCTGTCTCGGTATGGGTAAGCAGGACCGGCGAGCGGTGGCGTGCCCGCCACCTCAAATGTAATATCCTTGCCCTTGTGCTCACCGTTCGCGCCAACCACGCGGAACACGGGCACCTCTGGATCTCGGATGCTGTACACGTCGTAAGCCCACACGGGCTGATCATCGATCATGCGTAGGCGCATCTCAGCGATCTCGTTTGGCCTGCCTGTGCGCGGGTCAGCGTGCGCGATCACGTTGTCCGGTGTGACCGGGCGCAGGTTAAGCACGCCGTCCGGCGATACGGTGACGCAGATTAGGATCTCGCGCAGGGCGTATAGGTCGCGCTCCACCCGTGACATCAGCGCGAAATAGCCAGACTGATCAAGAGCTCCACCCGCGCCTAGCAGCGCGTCGGCTGGTTCTGCGTTGGTGATGATAGGCGGGCGCACGTAAGACTGCGCCAAGCTATCGCAGATAGACAGGAGTAGGTTGTGCGACACGTCGGCAAACTTGACCACCGCAGCGCGGGTAGTGCCGATCTCCTCTGTGAGCCTGCGCCGCAGATCGTCGGACCACTGACCGTAGAGAATGCGCCGCGCCTTCGCTGTGTACTCCCACCGATCAGAGTCTGCCGGGCTGTCAGGCAAAGGTCGGACGGGCTGTTGTATTAATGCTCGCATACTCGACTATACCCCTTCACCTAAACGCCACACGAGGCGCGGCCCTTGTGTGCCTCACGTCTGCATATATCGTGTCTTTCAAACCATACCGCAGTGCGTCGATCAAATGGCTGTGCTCTGTGTTCGGTCGCATCTCGTAGGCTTGGATCGATTGGCGCAGGTTCACGCATCGACGGTGGACAAAGAAGCGCCCGCGCAACATGCAGCGATTCAACCACTGGACACCAAACGCCACCGCACCAGGAGCATTAGGGCCGCCCTTGCCCTTCTTTGCGTTGCGTATCGGCGGCACGATATGACCGGGCGCTATGCCGTGTGCGCTGGCCTTGGGTGACTTGCCGAGCGCAGACGACAGGAGCGCGTTTGATTTCTTGGCCACGCTGCCGCGCTTGTTACTGCCATGGTGTGGCCGGTCACCATGCGCCGCCGTCAGGACGGCATAGCCTCGATTACCATGCCAGACGGATCCCAAGCGGTAAAGCATGGCGTCAGCGATGTCATACGCCATTCACCGTGGATTACTACCGGTCGCTCGTGTGGCAACGTCTCCTCTATGATGCTGTCGATCCATTCCTGTGAGGCTAGCGTACCGTCTGCCAAACGGATCGGGCTATCTGCGCCAACGGGCGTCATGTTCTCAACCGTCAGCCTTGCGTGGACCTCTTCGATCCTTCCCTCCTCGACAGCCTGCCGCAACCACTCAACCGGAGCGTTCACCGGCGTACACGTCAGGCGTAGATCCCCGCCTGTGCGTAGTAGTCGCTTCTGCGCTTCGCTGTATACACGCATCGACGTGGGCGGCTCATCGATCCAAACGTAGTCAACCGTGAGCCCGGCGATCTGTAGCGTGTCACCACGTCCAGAACGAAAGACCGCTTCCGACCCGTTGCGGAAACGAACGCGTGGATATTTTCCGCGATACGCACCCTTCGAATTGTCCCAAATCGTATCCTCTGTGAGTAGGCGCGGATCCACCAATTCGTGGATCCTGCGCTGTATGTTCTGGCTCTGCTCATGCGTGGCCGTAATGACTAGCGCGGTGATCTTGCCGGGCCTGACCTCTTTGTATGGGTGGAACCCCTCTAGCCTATACAGCAACTCGGCCACGCCTGCCGTGGTCTTGCCTTGGGCCTGATTTCCTGCGCGAAACAGAACCCGCGATCCGGCGTGCTTGAGGAACGCCAATTGAGCGGGCAGCCACCGGAAGTAATGCAGCGGCCTTAGCGTCGCGTCCTGCTGTATCTGCTCAAGCCCGGCGGCCAATGCATGCAGGGTCATAACTGCTCGTCGATGGCTGCGCGGATCTGCTCAAGCACAGACACAGGCAGACCG